ATACGCCTCCCAAGTAGCCTTGAGCATCTTCTGTTCGTGCTCCCTGGTGGTCTCCCCCGCGTCGATCTTATTGCAGAAGGCACCCAGGATCACTTGTTGGGTGTGGACCTCCGCCTTGGATTCGTCCGACAGGCAGCAGCACCCCGCCATCAGGCCCATGACCACGAGGATGAGGGTGAAAAGAGCGATTCGCTTGACCATGACTTCCTCCTTATTTCTTCCCTTTGATCCGTGTGTAACAGCCTGGGCACACGTCCCCGGCCTCCATTCTATGAAATCTGCCCTTCAGTTTCCTTCCGCATCTGGCACAGTTCTTCCGGGCTGGTTTATCCTCCTTCTCCTTGTCCCCCATTTCCGCCTCCCGCCCCGGTTCGAGGCTTGTTCAAGTTCATCTCCTTGAGGAAGGCGTCCAAAACACCCTTCTTGACGCCGATTCTTGAAAGCACTTCCTTGAGCACGTGCGTAGCCGCTTCGGGGTCGATCTCCTTGAGCTTGTCGATCCCTGCGGTCGTGGCCTTGGCGATGTCCTTCGCATCCTCGACCGTCTTCCGGTCGAGCCAGCCCCGCCGGACCATCCAGGCGATGATGGCCCCGATGATCAGGATCAGGAGCTGGAGGATCAGGTTAATGTCAATCTCGCCCATGACTTCCTCCTTCTGGACTTGGCGTAATGCGCTCTTCCGGGATCTCCGGAAGTTCAATTTCCTCGAACTTCCTCTGCGCCACTTGGAAGTTGTTCACAGTCTCTTCGTGGCACCCCTTGATCTCCGCCTTCTTCTGCCGGATATGGGTCTCGTGCTCCTGGTGGTCTACCTTGCCGTTCCCCAGGACCCAATCGAGAACACGTCCGAAGAAGCTCACCTGTCCCCTCCTTGCCATCTCAGGATGACGGTAGTGAGTTCGCTGATCTTGCCCCCAAGGTTCTCGATGGCGAGAGTAGCCTTGTTCACCGTTTCCAGGGACTCTCGCGCCATCTTTTGTGCTCCCTCGTACATTTCCTTGGCGTCATCCGTCCGCTGATCAGAGATCTCCTTGATCGTGCGGTTGAGAGAACGAGTCTGGAGCATGAGATACGTTATGAAAGAGCACATCACGAACACAGCGAGGACCAGAATGGCCCCCCACTGCGTGTCGCTCAGGGCGTTGACAGCTTCGGTCGGAACATCCATTTTCGCGCCTCAGTAGATCACTACGCACTGGGTCTTGTCTCCATAGAACAGGCGAGCCAGCTTTTCCCCGCCCCCTGGTTCCCCTACTCCCCTCACTCTGGTGTTGGACAGCAGATACAGCTTGTCCCCTCCCTCGAACAGGAGCATGGCGTGGGCTCGCCCCTCTGTCGAGTTGACGAAGACCCTCCTGGTCCGACCCTTCCCCTTCAAGGCCGAACGCCACAGCTCCCGGAAATCATCGCAATCTCCCCGCCTCCGGGCGATGGTCACCCAGGGGTAAGAGGTGAAATCGAAGTTCTCCTTCTTCCAGTGGAACCCGTCCTTCTGGATGGTGAAAGCCACCTCGTAGAGAGTCTTCAAGGCCCGGAGATCCTGGAGGTACTTCCGGGCCTGGGGCTTTTCGTCCTTGTACTTTGCCGCTTCCGCGTCAGCCAGGACCCAGTTGTACAGCCGCTCCGCATCCCGGACCATGAACTTGGTCAGGGTCTCGACCTGAGAGCACGAGCACCCTGCCAAAAAGACATACGAGAATAGGATGCAGATCCTCACGGAAACCCCTACCAGACGATGTTGGTAATGTCGTCCAGGTTATGCTCCTCGTAGGCCACAACGACGCCTCCGGCCTCCCCGATCCCCGTGATACCCACTTGGACGAAGATTTGTCGAGCGTTATTCACAGGCATCCAGAGACCGTCGTTGTTGTACTTTGGCTGCACGTCTGCTGCCTCTGAGGTTTGGATAACGAGCTTGTTGTAGTCGTATAAAAGAGCGTCCGGTGTGTCCTGGGAACCCAGAGGGGTATTTGGGGCCGTCGTCAGCTCCAGGGTGATGGACCCTGGTGCCCCTCCTCCGTCGATCTTGACCCACCAGTTGATAAAAACGGCGATGGCCATGGGGGAAACGTGTTCGGCAAGGCTGACCACAGCCCCAGGGAAAGGGACGTTCCACCAGATGTCTTCCGTATGTTGAGCCCGATTCACCCCAGACGTAGGTGTCCCCGTGTACCACTCCTTGATCACGATGTTCCCGATCTTCCGGGCCGCAACGGGAAGCTGGGCCGTCAACGACATTTCGATGCAGGTCACCCATCTCCAGGTGTCGTAGGTACCCCCGAAGGCGGGGTCGGTCAGTCCCGGTCCGGTGGTAGGTGCGTTTGTCGAGTAAACGATGGAGTAAACCCCTGGCGTCCCGGTCTGACCGATGATGTAGACGTACAGGAAGGAGTTGGTAACCGCCGCAGCAACCGGATCGGTGTCGTCGGCTCCCCCTGGGCCGATATTGTTTCCCGTGCCCCCGCCGTCCACCGGGAAGATGGTCAGCAGGAGCTTCGAGGCTCTGGGGAGGTTGAAATAGAAGGCAGAATTGTTGTCCGCCATTCCCTGGAAGTGGTGCAAGTTCCATTTCTTTACACCCGGATTCGCGCCTCCCGTGTTGTCGTCCGGAGCCCAGAGACAGGTCACGGACTTACTGTAGGGAGAGGCCACTGCTGCCGCACCTACGGCCAGCTCGTGCTGATGGTCCCTCCTTGCGTATATGTCCGAAACGCCTGGATTCTCCCCTCCAAGGACCCCCAAAACCTGGGCCGGATTGACCGCATCCACGTTCGGAGGGTGCCGGTGATCCGCCGGGATCGCGGACCAGATCGTGCCCAGGATACCCCCGGCCCCGGTCCCGTCGTCGGAGGCCAGATTCCCCACCACCCCACGGGTGTATTTCCCGAACCAATCCCGAAGGTCAGTGATGTCGTATTCGTCCACGATCACCGTCACGGTTTCGTCCACGTAGACGTAGGCGATGGGGATCATGTTCGGAGCCGTGGTGGGTCCGGCGATCCCAGGAGCCCCGGTGTAGGCGGGAACGGGAAGCACCTGGGCCACGCCAGCTTCGACACCCACCGTGCCTGTGTTGTCAATGTAAACCAGATCCCACCGACCCTGGCCCGCCAGGACCGGAGCGAAGATACCCGTGGTCTGGAGACTCTGGAGGGCGATGGTGTTCTCCCCCACGTCGTCATACCACCCTCCTTGGACCTCGATCCGGTCATCTTCCGGAGATCTGGGCTGGGGCTTGAACCCCACGAGCCCTGCGCTCAGGGCGAGCTGGCGTTCTTTGATTCGGGACAATGCCATGCCGCGATTCCTTACTCAGGCGTTTCTTTGGCTTCCGCCTCGATTTCCTTCCGGATCTCCGCCTCGATCTCCTTCCGGAGGATCTTCTTCTGTCGATCCTGCACCACCAGCACCTTCTTCTTCCTCTCCTCCTCCGCCGACTTCTTCAAAGCCAGTTGCATCTTGGCCTGTTTGGTCTTGGCGTCGATGATAGCCTGACGCTTCGCCAGCCTCTCCTCCATGGTCCCAGGGTACCCCGGCTGGGCGCACTTCTCCTCGAACGCCCTCAGATCCTCACCCGTTAGCTCTTTTTTCTTCTCTTTTTCACCCATCAGCTTCCCTCTATGTAAAGGCGTGATCCACGAACCTTCCGTCAGGGACTTCCTTGTAGGCCACCACCTGGGCCGCTCCTCCCCCGTCGATGGTCACGGGCATCTCGATGTTGATTTGGTGTCCGATGTCCAGCGGCATCCAGAACCCGTCCGCCACGTACTGGTCCTGCGTGGTATTCTGGTTCGACACGAAAAGGGTCTTAATGGCGTCGGAACCCACCCCCACAAGGGCATCGGGCTGATCCTGCCTGCCCATGTCCGGAACGCCCCCCGCTACCTGCCGGACGTACAGTCTGGCGTTGGTCACCGCCCCGGCCCTGGCCACCAGTTGCCAGTTCATAAAAACGAGATACCCCGCAGGGGAAACGTGCTCGTTGAGCTGGACGGTGATGCTCCCGGCTCCCGTCGCCCAGTAGAGGTCTTCGGAGTGTCCGGCCCGATTCCCGATGCCGATCAGGGTTCCCGTGGGCCACTCTTTGACCACCGTGTCCCCTCTTTTCCGGGCAGCAACCGCGAGGCCGGAAGTGGCACTCATCTCGATACAGGTCACGAACCTCCAGTAGGAGTATCCGGGACCCGTGAAAGAGGCATCCGTCAGCCCAGGCCCGATGTTCGGAGGATTGGTCGAGTAGACCAGGGCGTAGGTGGAAGTGTTGGGAACCCCGATGACGTAGACGTAGAGAAACGAGTTCACCGAAGCAGCCCCCGTGGGGTTTGTGTCATCCGCCTGCCCCGGCCCGATGTTCCCTGGGCTCCCAATCAGGTCGATGGGAAAGAGCGTAAGGAACTCCTTGGTATGAAGGAAAGAGGGACCGATCAGAAACCAGTAAGGGTCGTCATCCGGGGCGTTCTGGGCTCTCCCGGCAAACTGGGCCAGAACCCAGATCCGGACGTTGGGGTTCCCTGCCGTCTTGTTGCTTCGAGGCCCCCACAAGCACGTCGAAGCAAGAGCCAGTGGGGTATTCACCTGGGTCCTGGCGTTGGCTCCCAGGATATGGACATGGTCCCTCCTGGCGTATATGTCCAGGACGCCCGGAGAGGCCGTCGTGTCGATTCCCGCTGGGTTGATGGCGTCCACGTTGGGCGGATGCCGGTGGTCGATGGGGACCCCCTTCCAATTCGTCCCAAGAATACCACCAGCTCCGGTGCTGTCGTCCGTGGCGAGGTCCCCCACGGCCCCCCGTTCGTCCCTCCCTATGTAGGGCCGTAGATCCGTCACGTCGGCGTCGTCCACCGACACGGCTCCGGATTCATCCACGTAGATGTAGGCAATCGGCAACACCTTGTTAGCAGTGGTGGAAGTCCCGAAGCCGGGAGCCCCCGTGTAATCCGCCACAGGGAGGATCTGTTCGGCCCCCAACTCGACCTGGACAGCCCCCGTTTCGTCCAAGTAAACCAGATCCCACCGCCCCCGACCTGGGACAGAAACCGAAGGGAAAGGACCCGCGACCTGAGCCGCGATGATCAGGATCTCGTTGTTCGACTCAGCGAAGTAGATCCCCGCTTCCAAGTCGAGAGAGGCTGATACCGGAGACTGAGGGGTGGGCTCGAACCCGTCCAAGGCAGATCCAAGAGTGATCTGCCGTTTCTTCATTTTTGGAGGTATTTCTACCATCTACCCACTCCTTACCACCGCTGGTGCCAGAAGTACATATCATCCACAGGAGGCCCCGCTGACAGCGTGAATCCCTGGAGAATGACCCCCTTATTCGGCCCGATGGCGGACTCGATGTAATGCCTCGTGTAGTAAAGCCGCTGGCCATTGAGGAAGACATGGAGCCTCTTCGCCCCAATGACAAAGTCGATTGGAACCGTCACCTGGGATTCCCCACCCACGGCGTCGTAGATGTAGTCTTCTACGATGGCGGAAGCTCCCATGAGGGAGACCCCGTTGCAGGCATCCGCGCAGGCGTCGATGACGGAGAACGTGAGGGTCCACGTGAACGTCATGCTGAAAGCGGCTGTCTTGGCGATGCTGAATCCGGTCTTCCTGGCGAACATGGTTCCCGCACCGAAAGGCCCCGTGAACAGCCCCGCCTCCGTGTAGGTCAAGCCGTTTCCCTCCCCAACGAGCCACGTCACGGAGAACTGGACCGCATTGGCGGAGAGCACGTAACCCACCGCCTTGAATGTAGCGGTAGCCTGCTGGAGGTTGGTATCTCCCAGGGTGGGAGCCACTGGAACGACAGGGTCCCCCAGACGGATGTAGTTGATCGGCGCATTGGCCGCACCCGCCGCCATCGCAGCCATGAGAGCTTCGGCCTGGGTGACAACGAGGTTGTCATCCTCCTCCAGGACGACGGTCTCCTCGCCTGTTTTCGCGTCCTTGGTCACGATTGAGACCTTCCCCTGGACCAGAGGGGCATGGTCCATCATGCCGGTGTTCCGGAGCCCTCGCCCCGGTTTCCTGGCTAAACCCGGAACCGCTGGGATCGTCCCCAAAAGAGCCCTGCGGATTCGCTTCCGGATCTCATCGCCCATCTTGTCCATTTCCGATCTCCTTAACTCTGACGGGACCGTCAGATCAACCTACAACAATGGCGTACCCCGTGATCGCTGCCCCATGAACGACAATGATCCGACTCCAAACCCCGGCCACCTGGACGTGCTGAACGCTGGTGGGTGTGATCTGTAAATCGGTGGCATCGAAGACCTGGACCAAGGGCTTGACCCCCAACCCGTGGTCGATCTGCCAAGAAGCTGAGGCAGTAGTAAACTCGAACTCCAGCCTTCGGGCGAGAGAGAAAGAAGTCTCCAGGTGCGTGAGAATGTCTCTCCAGGCCCCGTCCCGGTAGATCTGCCACTTAATGTTGGTACCGGCCCCAGCCTCATCGAGAATACGCTGCATCCCATTCCTGGGGTTCTCTGGGTAGTTTGTGTCCGTCGTCCAGTTCGTGGTCCCAAGGGCGTTGAAATTCTGCCGAAGAACCAAGGATCGCAGATCGGAAGCCTGGATAGGGGCGTCAAAACTGAACAACGGAGTCACAGGATCGGGCATTTCCGAACCCCCTAATACCAGCCGTCAAAAGGCTGAGTTGGACTCGATGTTATCACAAGCGGGTCACCAGCTAAAGGATGTATGAACGGGGTCACGTCCTCCAGGTGTTCCTGTTCCTGACCGTCGCTGCGGCTGATATGGAGACCCCCGTCCTTCCCGAAAGGACCCACGTCCCCGATGTACCAATCTTGCAAAGCGTCCCAGTAATCCACCCCCAGATCCGGCCCACAACAGTTCCCGTCCGTCACGTCCGGACCATCATCTTCCATCTCCATGATGAGGTTGAAGGTCCGAATCAGGACGTGGATGGGCCGCACCTCTTCCAGGTACCAGAGTACCTTCTTGACAAACTCATCATCCACGACAGGAGGAGTCCCGCCCCCGATGGGGATCAGGAAGAAATCCAGATCCACACGAGCCGCATGGTATGGGTATTCCTCGTTGACCGTTTCCGCCCACAGAAGGATGGGCGCAGTAGGTCCCGGCGGAGCAAAGCTGAGATTGATGGTCCCGATCAGATAGTTGATCGTCCCCGTTCCGCCCTTGCTTCCAAGAAGGTTCCCCTTGCCGTCATCCCGAAAGGTCTCTCCTCCGGCGTCCAGGATAACGATGCTCCTGGGTCGGAGCGGGGCCTGGGTGAGGGACCCCGTGAACGCGCCAGGGAGCACCCACGGTCCGAAGGGAGTAGTCGTAACGTACCGGTCCCGGTCGTAACGGTCCTGGTCCTCCGCCAGCTCCTTCTTCCAGAGAGGATAGGCGATGATCCGGTAACCCAGCATCCGGTAGAAAACAGTCCACGAAATCGGCGTCCCATGGTGATGGAAGGCGTCCATGAGCCCCTTAATCAGCTCCCGCTGTTCCTTCTCCGACAGACCGTCCTCCATGTCGTACCCCAGGGAAGCCGCCATCCGGGGCAGGAACTCGACGGGACACTGATCCGGGTCCGTCAGCACCTCCATGTCATCCAGTTCCACGAGCATATTCCCGTGTTGCTCCTCCAGGACCCAGAACAGCCTCTGGAGTACCGGGAGGATGCCTGTCCGGTCCCAGACGGCCTGGAAAGGGGCTGTCTGGTCCCAGGCGTTGATTTCGGCCTCCGGATCGTCGTAGGTGTCCAGGAAGGCGAACGTGCCGCCTTTTTGGTCCTCCTCGATGATCTCCGGCAGCAGAATGTTGTAGAAATCCGGCCTCAGCCTCCCCGTCCGAAGGGTGTCCCTTTTAGTTAGCCAGTTGTTCGGGTTCGCCATTTGTCCGGTTCCTACAAGTCGATTTCTTCCTCAAGCTCCCGGATCGTGGTCTGGGAAAAGGTACCGATAGCCCCTCCTACGATGGGGATGTTCCTCGACTTCGACCGAAGGAAGGCGTCATAAGAAAGCTTCGTCGTCCTTCCGGCCACGATGGGCGAGGACAGCCTTGCGATGATATGGCCTGTCCGATGATCCAGCCGACTCGTGGGATAAGAGTCCGGGGTGGTCCCCCAGAGTTTTCCAGTATTGTCCGCGAAAAGGTAGCTGTCGTGTCCCGGAGACACCGGATCTTTCACGGAGAAGACGAATGAAGAGTAGATCACCTGGGTGACCTGTCTCACCCAAAGGGAGAACTGGTGGGGAGGAGCTCCTGGGCTCTGAGGAGGGACGGAGAAATGAAGGGTCCCCGTCCTGGCCGTTTCGTTGATCACGCTGTCCCCACGGTTGTCCAAATAGGTGCCCCAAAGCTGAGTCTGGAAATTGTCGTAGATCTGAGCCTCTGCGCCCCACGAGGGGAAGCCGGAGAAGTCAAGGTTGAGGCTCCCGGCGTAGCTGGGGAGCACCCACCAGCCGGGAAGAGCCCAGGAGAAGGTGAAATCCGTTTCCACACCGTCCGCATTTGGGCTGAGCGTGGCCAGGACGCTGTTCTGGCCTCCGCTGAAGGGGAAGATGGGGTGAACGGAGGTGTCCCAGGTCAACTGGACCCGACCCGTCCGGTAGTCGATGGTGTTCACCCCCGTGGGGTCCACGTCCCCCACAATGTTCCCATCTCCGTCGTCGTAGGCGTTCTTCTCGACCCCGGTTCCTCCCGCGATAGTGCCCCCGTAGCCTGTGATGAAAAAACATCGGCCTGGAACGATGGGCAACAGGTAGGTTGGAAGGTAGAAATCAAGAGTTACGCCCCTGGAAACCCCCATGGGGGGCCGCTTGATGATCGGAAAGTATTCAGCCACTTCATCCAGCGCAGCGAGACCAGCGAAATCCGCCGACTTGTCCTCCTCCCATTCCAGTTTGGCGTAGTATCGAGCTTCCGCCCGAATGTTCTCCCCAATCACCGGGATGGCGTTGAAAGACACCGTCACCCGCCCCGTGTCATACTCGATAGAGTTGGTCAGGGAGCTGTCGATGTCCCCCGTCATGCCTCCTGTTCCGTCATCGGAGATGGTCTGGGTCCCGGCCACCACCTGGAATGAGGTGGGCACGATCTCCTGGCCGATGGGGTTCGAGAACAGGAACTCGTAGGTCTGGGAAGCCCCATCCGCCGTGGTATTTTGCTCCTCCTGGACAGTCCCGATGATGGATTCGATTGTAACGGAGTAAACCCCTTCCACGGCATTGAGCCGCCGGTAGAGCTCGTTGATCCGGATGTCACGCCCCGGCAGTACGAGGGCCGAATCGAAGAAGTTGATCACCGCCGCCTGGAGGTTCGAGAAGACCGTAGTTGTAAAAAAGCCCTGTTTGAGGCTTACCGCCAGGGCTACGTCGAAGTAGTAGGTAACCCCATCCACCATCTGGAGATAAGTACATATCGTCCTCTTGGAGTTGAGAAGGTTGGCCACGGCCACCTTGAGAGATTCCCCAGCCGCAGCGAGCCGCCCGTCCGAATCCCGACTCCAGAGCGACACGTCGATCAGGTTGGATTCCGGGACCTCCTGGTGGATCTTGGCCGCAGCATGAGCCGGAGCCCCGTAGCGAGGATCATAATAAGAGGCCGCGATGGTCTCCCAATCCCCCATAGTTACCGCCCTCTGGTTGGCCTTGGCGAAGGAGGGCGCAAGTTGCTTGGCCCTGTCGATGGCCTCTCTTGGATTGCCTCCCGTACCCCTGGAGTAGTTAAAAATCCGGACTTCGGTACTCTCACTCACCTCCCCAACGGCAGGAGCCTCGTTCAAAAATCCGGTCACCGTGGTGTCCAGATCCCCTATTCCAATGTTCCCAACCACCCCTCCCCCAACCCGACAGGAAACCACGATCTGAGCTCCAATGGGAGGGATTTTACCGGTTTCGTCATCCCCGAAGGAAATAGTGGGCTGATCGTCCTGGTTATACCGGAGAGAGTACCGCCTCTGAGCACCAGAAATGAGATAAAGAATATCAACGACGGCCCCGTTCACGGGGGCCGATCCGTCCGTGCTGAGCCCGAAAGTGACGGTAGTCGTCCCGTCTGCGGCCTGGGATGCAAGGAATTCCTGGGGACCTCCCGTGAAAGCCGAAACGTAGGCCCACTCGACTCCATCCACAAGGACCGTCAGCCGGTCGGCGTTGTCCTCCTCAATGATAGCGTTGAGGAGGCTCAGAACCACCGTTTGGCTGTCCGTACCGTCCCCAGAAGCGATGTCCCGACCCAGCGTATCTCCCTCGACGTAGATCAGAGAGGAAACCTCCTCCCACGCACTTCCGGCCACCGTGACCACCACACTCCCCTCGATCACGTTCTCGAAGGGGACCTCGAACTCCTGCCAGGGCTGGCCGTCCGACTCGAAGGTAATCTCCTTCGACTCCCCCTCCGTCACGACGATGACCTCCGTCGAGGTCTCATCCGGCCACGAAGAAGCGAAGGCCGGAACCGTGGCGTCTTCCAGGAACTCGAAAAAAGTGTCCTCGTAGGGCACCTTGGTTCCCGCCGGGATCACAATCTGGACTGCCTTAGTAGGCTGCGGAACCGCCCGGACCGCCACGGAAGCCGCCGTCCTGGGCCGCATCCGGTAGCCCAGTTGCTTGGTCAGGAAGATCACGGGCTCCCGGTCGTCCGCCTCCGACAGGTAGGTATTCAGCCACCTGCGGTTCATGTAGAAGGCGTCCTGTTCGTGCATCCAAGCCAGAGAGGAGAGCATGGCCAGAGGCACGTCCTGGTCGAGCATCTTCTCCCAGTTTCCGTCCGGAAACTTGGCCCGGAGATGGGTCACCAAGGCATCCATGGTGCTCTGGTAGTCCCGTGCCGTGTACTGTTGTGTCGGAATCTGAGGCATCAGATTCTCCTCAGACTTATGTCCTTAATGGACGCCTGCCGCTCGACCTGATCTGGGTCATCCACCTCAACGAAAGTCACCGTGAACCCAACCTTGTGCTCCTCCGCATCGAAATCCGCTTCCAGAGCCACAATGATGAGTCTGGGTTCCTGTTCTTGAATGTCCGTCAGAGCGTAAAACTGAATCAGTTGCTTCTCAATATCATCATTCAGATCGAAAACGAAAAGGGGGAGCATTGACCCCCGGTTGGTGTTGTAACGGACGCTTCCCTTGGGCGTCGTCAGGATGTTCCGAAGCGAGGTCACGTACACCTCATGTACGCTCTTGGGCTCGAAGACCCCTCCAACTCCAGGCCCCGTAAAGGGATATGCCATTACTGGTTCCATTGACGGTACCGTCAGTTCTTGAGTTTCAGAATTTGCGAGATCACAGACGCCAGGGAAGGTGTCAAAAGCGGAATGGGAGGCCCCGTGGGAGCTCCCACTCCGGTCACGTTGTGCGTATGGGCATCGTACACCGGAGCAAACAACTCTGCTACCAGAACCGACTGCGTTGCCGGAACACCGATCTCCGCCAGGAGGGTAGACAAAATCACCTTAGCCGTAGCCGTAATCGTGGCCTCTCCTACCGTTTCGTCCAAGACCACGCTATTGCCTGCCGCCGTTTGAAAGGTGGCTTTTTTAGTAGCCTCATCCAGCTCCAGTTTATAGCCGGTCGGCGTAGTTGCAGTGATTTTCTGAGTAGTTTCGTCCAACTCCAGAGAGAACAACGTGGCCTGGGAGGTCCGAAGCGTAACCTTCTTGTTAAGCTCATCGAAAATAATGCCGAAGCCCCCAGGCGTCACCCACAACCACGTCTTCGGCGTCAAACCCTGTTTCCCCGCTGTATAGGCCGCAGGAGCCCCCGCCGTCCGGAAAGACCCCCCGATGTAAGTGGGGTAATCCTTATCCCCGTACCGGAAGATAATGTTCACCTGGGCGTTCTCCGGGGGCACCCCCACAATCCCAGACCCCAGGCCAGCGAACTGAAAATTGGGCTCCGCCCATGGAAGGTCTGTGTCTGGAACTTCCGTAACGTCCCCATGAATATGGGGAATCCGAACCTGGACGGCCCCCACAGGCTCCGTCGAGGGAGCGTCTACGCTCACCACAATGCCGTCCCAGATGCCTGCGTAGGTTTCTTTCATCACGATCCCAAAGGTACGGACGTTTTCACTGTCACCCGCTGAGGGGTGCCAGACGACAGGTCCGTGTCGGTTCCCACCGGCTGCATAGCCGGAGTTCCCACGGACGTTGCAGGACCCACTGAAGCCTCTCGCCGGTACCCCACCACGGTGGTCTGGGTACGACCCAGGGCGTAGTCGATGGTGTACTCGAAGACCCCGTATTTACCTTCGTTGGGGGAACCTTTCCCATCACTATCCTTGACGGAGATAGAAATCATGTCTCTCAGTTTAATCTGAAGCTCCCCCAGAACTTTGATCGCCACTCCGTAGTACCGGATGCTGTACTTGGCCTGTTCCCGGAGAGCCCTGGCCCGGACGAATCGAAGATCCGACCGACCCGTGATCACCACCCGCTTCGCCGCCGTAATTTTCTTGGGTAGCTTCTCCTTGAGAGCCGCCACGTTGTCCACGATGGGGTTGGCCGTAAATGTCACCGGGAGACCCGTGGATCGGTCGAAGCCCCGCGCTTCCACGATAAGGCCACCTTTCCTGGCTACCTGTCCCCCATAATATCGAACACTCACCTTTGGAACCCGCTTGTGCCGGTTGGGAGCGGTAAGGTCGTAAAACCTCTTTACAGGAGCCGCATAGTTGATGGCCTGGACGATGAGATTGGTCCCCTCGATATTCAAGAAACTGTCCCCCCGTCCGTCAAAGGCCACGTAATCCGTGAGCACTTCCTGGAGGAGGTCCCAATCAGTCTGATTGGACTGATACCACGTCTTCGTAGCCGTTGACGCCCGGATGTTCGGTTTGAGAACGTAGTCCGTAGCGACCCGTTGGATTACCTGGGAAGCCGTCATCCTGGGGAAGGATCGCCGCTTCTCCTCGTTCATCATCAGGAGTTCGGTTCCGCCCCCCGTCACATTGGCGTCGATCCGGGTACTCTGAAGATCGCTGCCGGAAAGATCCACCACGAGAGGAAGCCAATTAGTCTCCCTGGACCGCCCATTCCATTCGTCACGGATCTTTACAGCGAACCGGAGACTGTTCCCGATCATAAAATTCTTCCAGAAGTCCCAGTTGAAAACCCGAAACTTCATACGCCACTGAACGTACCCTTTGATCAGGGAACTCTTGTAGACGAACCGGCTCACCACAGGAGTGATGTCCACCACGTTCGCGCCATCCTGGAGCCAGATTGATGCGCTATCGGTCACCAGATTCGTCCTGCAAGGCGTTGAGTACGTTCACGAGGTGCGGAATCGTCACAACCATCTTGGGAACCACGTCCCTTGGAACATGATAGATCTGGTTCACCTGGGCGATTGCCCACGCCAGTTCCCTGGTTCCCAACTCCTCCTCCGCGATGAAGTCCAACGTCCCCTGGTCCCTCTCTGAGGTACGAACCTTCTTCTCCTGGCCGTCCAGAAGGATCTGAGGGGGCTTCCAAACACTAAAAAAGACGTTCCCTCCGCTCTGGAGGAGGGTTGTCCTCTTCATGGGCGAATTGAAAGGCAGATCCAGCTCGAAGTCAGCCATCAGATCACTTTCCCCACAGTCTGGGCCGCACGACCCAGTATTCCGCCGGGGATCGAGCCCCGCTTGATGGTGTACCAGTTGGGATAGGTCCCGGTGTGGGGCTGGAACGTGAGGGACACGAGAGCCCCGTGAGGCTTCCCGGAAATGACCTCGTAGGGTCCCTTCCACTGGACCGTCCAAGCCGTGATGACCCCTTCCAGGATCATAAATAGACCCCACACGAAGAGGACCCTGGGTGGGTCCGCCGTTTGACCTTGGAGCTGTTGGATCAGGCCAGCGGTCGAGAGTCCCACCCCCATACCAAAAGGAGACAGACCGGCTAAAGATGCCGCTGGATTACCTCCCTCTTTCTTTGGCCTGGGGAAAGCGGACGCCTTGAGCCAGTTCACCTTGTTCATCATGCGCCCGATGGCCACCGCCGTGGGCGAGCCGATCTCCAGAGGGTTCATCCCGGCGTGAAACTCCAGGGAGATGCTGATGGGGTTGAAATCCCCTCCCGTCCACCGCCGCATGAAAGGTGCAGCAGCTCGACCTCCGGACTTGGCCCAATCCGCGTTGTACCCCTCCGTGATGCCCTCATCCCACGGGAAGGACTCAAACCGAACCTTCTCCCTGGGGTTATCTTTCAAGACGATGGCGCAGGGCACGTAGAATTGGGATAGCGTGGGCATTACAGCACCTCCGGCAAGCCGAATTCGTCACCCTCGTTTTCAGCCATCATCTCAGCAATCCGCTTGAGGATTTCCAGGATTTCCGCCAACAGTTCATTCGCCCCGGCCCCGACCGCAGCAGGCCCCACGGCTCCCATCGGACCCTTCTTCATAACACTCCTGACCATCTGGGGCAGGTACTCCATGAGTCCTTCCGGCGTGTCCGGCACGATCCACTCAGGCCCCGCCTCACCCACCACGGCAAGCTCCGGCTTGACGATATGGCCACCCTCTTGGCGAGCGGCTATCCGTGCGGCCTGTTGAACCAGGAAGAACTCGATCTCCGCCTTTCTCCTGGACTCGAAAGCCTTAATGAACGCTTCCGACTTTCCGGCCCTTTGGAACTCCTTGACTGCGTTTTGGAGAGCCAGTTCTTCCCGTTTTCTGAGACCGGCGAGATCGCCCTGAGCCGCATCCCAATGGGCCTTGTCCCGTTTCTCCTGTTCTGCGGTCTTGTCTTCGATCAGACCCAGGAACTTGAGGACTTCTTTCAGATCTTCAATCCACTCCCCCACGATACGGACCAGTTCCTCCGCCGCCACCTTCGCGTCTTTGAACCATTCCACGATGATCTCACCCAGGATCTTGAGACCTTCCGACCATTCGTCCACGCTGGCACTGTTCTCCGACAGCCACTTGTTGAACTGTTCCAGGAGAAAGGCCATGTCGTCTATCAGGGGCTCCGTGTGTTGGAGGATCTTGAGAAGTAAATTGAGCATGGCGTCCAGGATGGCGATTCCCGCTGGGGTGAGCACCTTGGCCAGGACCGTTACGATGAGCTCCGTGAACAGGGGCAGAAGCTTCTCCAAGTGCGGGATCATGGCCTCGAAGGTGTTGAGCATTTTGATAATTAGGGGCACAAGATTCGGGAGCTGTTTCGTCATCTCCAGCAACAGATTATCCAGAGCGTCCCCAAGGGTTGTGATTATCAGGTTAGCCACCTTCTGGAGGATGTTGAAGAACCTGGGCATATAGGGAGCCACGGTCTTGACGAACTCAACGGCGAATTTCACGAGGCTCTGGAACAGTTTAATCACCGTCCGGAAAAGAACCCCTCCCACGGGCTTGAGGAAGTCCCGGATGAAGGAGTCGATCATTTCATCAATAAGGGGTACCAGCTCATCGAAGATGCCCAGCATCCCCTCGAAATGACCCTCCTCGAAGAACTTACCGATCTCCTCTACAGCCCTGACCATGAAGACCACGATGGGAGCGATCACCCGCATGAGGTGAGGCAGGAGTTTGAGAGACAACCGATGTAGTGCCGCTGCAACTGGGGCGAAGGCACCTTTCAAAGTCTCCGTGATGGTGTCCAGCGCAGGCTGGAGAGTGTCCGTAATTACAGACACCAGTTGTAGGAACGGCTTAATCAGGATGATAAATGGTCCAAGGAGGACCCCTAACCCTCCTATTTTCGCTATGGTCTTCAGAATCCCGAAGATCCCCGACAGCCGGTTCTCGAACTGGAAGGTACTCTTGGCTCCCTGGGCCATCTTCTCGACCAGCCCCTTGGCCGCTTTCCTGGCCCCGCTCACGCCGTCCCGGATCTCCTGGATGGGGAACAAAACGGCCTTGAAGGAGTTCAGCACCTTCTTGCTGCTGAACTTGAGGAAGCCACTGATGGTCTGCTGGGTCAGGTTGAAGACGGTCGTCAGGCCCTTCGTTGTGACGGTCACAAAGGTGTCGATGGCGTCATCCGTCTTCTTGATGGCCTTGTGAACGCCTTCATCTACGATGTCGTAAATGTAGGCGAATCTTTCCACGTTCGACCTATCAGCCATTTCTACCGCCTATTCCTTCGCTGCCTCTCCTCCGCCTCCTTCTTCCTTTGATACTGATTCATCCGAATCACGTAGTCCTGTCTCTGCCAGGGAGTCATCGCCGCCCAATCCCGGTAGCTCAGACCCCCCTGGTTCGGATTCATCAACGAGAACCGTTGGCCTCTTAAACTTTCGAGTGTAGGAATCCGATTGACGAAAAAAGGAGCCGTCCTCCGGCATACGGATGCTGAAGGGAGCCCCGCAGTCGCGCCAACTGCAATTCACCTCGAAATTCAAGGAATACCCCGGCTCCCGGAGGCTGATCTCCTCCCGAAAGGCCCTTGTGGTCTTGCCCGTGGTGGCGTTCCGGACCCAATCCAGGGCCTCGAACGTGCTGACCTCCTCATCGTTGATAGCCACGATATGCTTGGCCATGGCATAGGAGCTGGTGAAATTCCCCTCCTTCCCCATGGACACGCCCTTCTTGTGATACGCCTCCGTTTCGAGGTGGTCCTGCATCCGGAGGAGGCGGAAATCGAGCACGTCATCCCAGGGCGGGAGAGCCGCAGTTCGGAAGGGCTCCTTGAACTTCTCCTTCTGGAGGGTGGGATCGTCTTCGTAGACGTAGCAGGGAAGGCCCTCCAGCATGAGGAGGTAGGGCTTGAGTGGCAACCGCTTGCAGTGGGGACACTTGACATTCGCCGCCATGTCCCCGCCGTAGGAAAAGGCGAAGAAGTTGAACAGCGTGGCCAGCCAATCGGAGAAAAGGAGTCGCTTGTAGGGCAGTTTCCCGAAGTTGACCAGTTGCTCGATCTTGTCACGAAGCACGGGGAGGGCTTGGGCACCCTCCCCGGCCCCGCCAATGATTTCTTCGTCCTCCCCCCGGATGGAGGACATGGTCACGATGCCGGAAGGAAGAAGATCGTCGTAGAGCCACCCGCATGAGGGCAGCTTGTATTGCCTTGTAAGACGGTCTCGTGCTTGCCATGACTTGAGTCTGGACGTTCCTTGTGCCTCGCCCATGAAAAAATCTCCTCAAAAATCAAAATCAGCAATCGCAATAGCATCACCCGGACCGGATCTTAGAGATCCCGACCGGTGATGAAGTCCACGGAGAACCGGATCTCGTGGATCATCTGTTCACCGTCCCCCATGTCGTGTTCGATGCCGGGAGCGTTCATGGGCCACACCCCGTCCAGAAGATAGGGCCTGCCGCCCGAATCATCTTCCCGCAGGAGAACCAGAGTGGCCTGGGACTTGACGTTCGCCGGAATTCCCATGGCCCCCGTCCTGGGGTCGTAGACCTTGTAGAACAGCTTTTCCAGGATCTCCCGGTTTCCTACGTCGTGGTACTCCCGGAAGGTGACCGTCATTTCGGGGAGAGGTTCCGGCCTGGACGGATAGAACACCGTCCCGTTGAGGAATTGAATCTCCCCCCTGGCCACGGAGTAGCCCGGAATGGTCACCGATTGGAGCGAAAGCATGAGGATTTCTTGGGCTCCCGGCACGAGCCCGTCCACGTGCAGCTCCAACATGGCCATGTTTTTCTTCTGGGGATTGTACTTCCCCTGCGCCTGGGCCAAAGCGTCGGCGTTATACCGGTAGGTCAGTGCCATCTGCAAATCCTCCTCAATCTGACGGTTCCATCAGACAGTCTTTGTTACGCCAAAACCTCCTCGAAGGTGACCCCCGTGGGCACGATCACGATGTTGTACTCGATGATCTCCGCCGACAGCGTGGGCTGGATGTACAGCTTCGCCACAGCCTTGTTCTGGGCGATCACGTCCGGGGTGTTCGTGGACGAATCGCACACCACCCTGGCGTCGGTCAGCCCCCTCCGGGCGATCATGGGCCGGATGATCAGGCGTCCCGTGGCCTCGATCTGCCTCCAGAGGATGGGATCGTTCAGTTCGTGTTCGTACCGGAAATTGGCGATCTCCAGCAGGTTCTCCAACCGGTTGAGGAGGAGCCGGACGTTGTTCCGATCCCTCACGGAGGACTGCCGGTACATGGTCCGCTGGCCGTCGATCCAGATCCCCACCCCGACCTTCGAGCGAATGGGATTCACCACGTTCTGGAGGTTCCCCACGAGATTGTACATGAGGGTCCTGTCCGCCACGTCCGGGCTGTACCGGATCGTGTTCACGTCCTGGATCTGGCCCCTGTTGAGTCCCGCCACGGGGAACCACCGCTCCTGATCCCGGTCCGTCTTGGCGAGGAGCTGGGTGAAATCGCCCTCCGGTCCCTCCCACACGTCCTCGTTGGTGTACTGGTCGAAGTAGTTGAGCCAGAAGGCGTGGCACGTGGCGTAGTCGCTGTTCACGCTGGCCAGGGGCGGGTAGGGGACCTTGACGGAGGGACGGGCCACGCCACCCGCGATGGCGGCGTTGTAGGACCCGTTGACGAAATCCACCGCATCCTGGGCCAAATCGGTGGACAGGACGCCCGGAAGGTCGTCGTTCATCTGGTCCGGAGGGGTGAAATCGGGCAGGGAGTAAACCCAGAGGGCTCTCCGACCCTGGGACTCGCAGAGGGCGATCCCGGCATCCTGGACCTGACGGTGCCACTGGCCCGGAGCCGTGAGCACGTCCACCAGGACGGTGTCCGGATTCGAGTACAGTTGCATCCCGGTGTAGGTCGGACCCACCTTGGTTCCCACCACGTCGGAGGTCGTGAAAGCCCCGTCCATGCCCAGGTTCTGGGTCACCGGATCGGGCTCCGCGCCGGTCCCGGCGTCCTCGATGGTCACGAGTTCGGACCCCGTGCCGTCCGTGGCGTTCACCGTGTCCACCATGTCCTCGAAGTCGTCCAGGAGATCCCATGATTCCACGGCCACGGAGCCGGTTCCGTCGTTGAACATGACCCGGAACCGCAGCTTGGTGGCGTCGGATGGAGACACGTCCATGATGGCGTAGATCCCGTCCGTGATCGTGGCCCTCTCGTTCCCGATGTCCCCGCAGAACTGACAGGTCACGTGACCCACCACCTCTTCGACCACCACGAAGACGGCCTCACCGTTGTAGGGAGCCCCCGACCACTGGATGGCCGTGTCCCCGTTGGCGAAGTCGATGGGGTTGGCGGAGGCTCCGCCGCCCACGTTCTGGGTCCAGGCGTCCGGAGGCCCCAGGGTGGCGAAGGCCATCTGCGCCTCGCCTGCCCCCGGAAGGGCCTGCTGACCCCCCTGGAACGCCAGCTCCCGGTTGTTCTCCCTCCGGATGGGTGCGTCGGCCACGTCCCCGCTGAAGGCCACCGCCGTTCCGTCCCCCCAGCCCAGGAGCTCCCCATGCTGGTAGACGGCGTAGACCGTGGCGTTGTTGACCAGATCCCTGGTCGCGGAGAGGGAGAACTTGACCTGGAAGGCCCCGGTCACGTAGTTCAGCCAGCTCTCCGTGAGGAAGTCGTTCCCGGTGGCGGCGTCGGAGGTGTCCATCCTGGCGGCGGACCCTCGCAGATCGTGGACGTTGGGGCTGTCCGCCACGGCCACGTAGGAGGCCGTGATCGTAGCCGTGGCCGTCACGAGACCGCTCCAGGTAATATCCCAGGCCCCGGTGCTGTAGTCGATGGTCCCCACGATGTCCACGGAGTTCGGATCGCCTCGCCGGAGGGTGCAGAGACCCCCCACCCCGTCGTCGTAGATGGTTTCGGGCGAGCCTGCCACGTCGGAGCACACGAAGCGCACCGTGCTGGGTACGACGGGGAGGGTGGCGATGGGAGCGCAGTTGGCGTCGGCGGAGTCGATCTGGGCCGCTCCGCCCGTGGCGTTGGTGCAGACCACGTCGGTGGGGATGTAGGAACCGCCCGTCCCGGCCTGGGCTCCCGACCCCATGTCGGAGACCACGAACTGGTATTCGGCGTCGATCTGGGAGTTGGCAGGGACGCTGGAAGGGAACGTAATGTCCCATGCGCCGGTCCGATAATTGAGGGTCCCGACCACCGCCAGCCCACCCCCGTCCGGAGCCGTTCTCCAGCCCCCGAACCCGTCATCGTAAACGGTCTGGGTCCCCGTGGCCGTGGGAGCCGTCACCTCGACGGTGCCGGGGACGATGAAACCGTCCATGACCTGACAGTTGGCGTCCAGGTAGTCGTGCTGGGTCGCTCCCGGCCCGGAATCGGTGCAAATGGCGTCTTCCGCCGTGAAATGGAGCTGCGCCCGACCGGTCGAGATCCCGCTGGGACACACG